AGGGGGGGGGGGTATAATTTTAAGTGTTTACCCTTTTTCTTTTGCGAATGGAGGCGGCTCTGATGGGAATTTTCAGCAAGAAAAGCAAAGATACCGCAAGGGCTATGTTTTATGACGGCGAACTGCAAGGGTTTACCGCAAACACACCTTGTACTTTCCGCGCTGACATCACGGATTTACTCATATCACGCATTAACCCGGTTGTGCAGGCTGCGCTGCCGCTTGAACGCATCAAGACGGCAGAAATCATGCCGGAGGCAGATTATATGCGGCTGCACAAGGGCGTGGACACGGCGCAGGTCAAACTGCCCCGCTGGACGCTGCGGATCGTTTACACGGCGCAGGACGGCGCAGAAAAGGAACTTGTTTTCTGGTTTGTCACGCAGGACTACAAGGGCGTTAAGGGGCTTGTGGAGCTGATCCAGCCCGCTGCGCCCGCATCGTACACGCTGTAATGTTCTGGCGCAAGAAACGAAAACCGCCTGCACCGTCCGCTGGCGAGGTTATCATCCAGAACATACGCGCCAACGGATACGATTTTGAAGTGCAGGAACAGGAGCGGCTCTTTGCCGATGCTTTGGGGCAGCAACTGCTTGCGGCGGGATTGCTGCCCCAGCGCATAATGTTTGAACGCATGGCGTGGGGCGGCTTTAACGTGTACTACGGCGAGGGGCTTTACGTGGGTAAAATCTGCCTGCGCAACCTGCCTGACAAGTGGGCGGTGAAACGCGCCGGCGCCACACGGGCAAGCCGCGTATTTGACACAAAAGACGCCGCAGAGGCATATGCTGCCGACCGGCAAGGCTATAAAATCGAACGCCGCGAGGGCGGGCAGCTGTACGCCATGCAGTACCTCCGGGGGCTGTACGCCGTTAAAGATATGGAAAGCCCCACGTTTGAGGAATGCGTGGCGGCGATCCCGCGCTGGATCACCTACATACAAAAGCAAAGCGTGGCAATGCGCAGGGCTTTGAAACCCTAAAGTTGAAAACGCTGACCGTCCTCCAGACACGGAGGGCGGTTTTATTATACCCAGAAAGGAGGCGCAAAGCTATGGCAACCATACAGTCCCAGCTGCGGCTGAATGACGGCATGAGCGCGGTACTGCGCAACGTGACCGCCGCCCTGGACACCTGCCTGCGCAGTTTTGAAGAAATGCGGGCGGCAAGCGGATCGGCAATGGACGTTTCCGCAATCGCGGAGGCGCGCGTGGAGCTGCTGTCTGCGAACAACACCATTGAACAGATGGAGCGCAACAGCAGGGACGCAGAAAACGCCCAGCGCGGCTACAACCGCGCAGTGCAGGCCGGCAACAGCTCACTTGACGGTATGTTAAGCAAGGTTAAGGGCGTTGTGGCTACCCTTGCGGCGGCGTCCGGCGTCCGCAACCTGATCGGCACGTCCGACCAGATGGCGGGTGCCACCGCCCGCCTGTCCCTCATCGTGGACGACCAGAACAGCGTGGAAAGCCTGCAACAAAAGATATTTGCCTCCGCGCAGGCAAGCTGGGGCGCGTACCTGGACGTTATGGACACGGTGGGCAAGTTGGGCTTGACTGCCGGGGACGCATTCACCGGCAACGATGAAATGATCCGTTTTGCCCAGCTTATGAACCAGAACTTTATCATTGCAGGCGCGTCTGCTACGGAACAGTCCAGCGCAATGTACCAGCTCACGCAGGCTATGGCGGCGGGCAAGCTGCAAGGGGACGAATACCGATCCATCATTGAAAACGCCCCGCTGCTGGCAAACAGCATTGAGGACTATATGCGCAACGTGCAGGGCGCAACCGGCAGCATGAAAGACTGGGCGGCCGAGGGGCTTTTGACTTCGGACGTTATCAAAGCCGCCCTCTTTTCGTCTGCGGACGAAATAGAGGCGCGGTTTGCCCAGATGCCGCGCACCTGGTCACAAAACTGGACAATGATGAAAAACAACGCGCTGATCGCGCTACAGCCCCTGTATAACTACATAGGGCAGCTGGCGAACGATCCGCGCGTTTTGACTGCGATCAACGAAATCACAGGGGCAATCAGCGGTATTGCCCAGATTGCCATCCCCGTCATTGACCTCATCGTATCCGGGCTTGTCTGGACGGGGGAAAACCTGGAATGGATCATGCCCCTGCTGCTGGGCGTTGCGGCGGCGTATGTGCTGATACACGGGGCTGTAGCGGTGTACAACACCGTGACCGCGATCAGCAATGGGCTGCAAGCCGTTGCCGCCGCGAGGTCTGCCTTTAAGGCCGGCGCAAGCATTGCAGAGGCAGCGGCTACGACCACCGCCACAGAGGCGCAGGTGGGGCTGAACGCCGCCCTTTACGCCTGCCCTATTGTCTGGATACTCCTCATCATTATTGCCGTTATCGCGGCGATCTACGGGGTTGTGGCGGCTATTAACCACCTGACCGGCAGCACGTTGAGCGCAACCGGCATTATAGCGGGCGCGTTCATGGTTGCCTTTGCCTTTATCGGCAATATCCTGATTGCCGCATACAACCTTGTGGTTGACGTGTTCGTGCTGATCTACAACCTTGTGGCAGAGGTTGCAAACTTCATCGGCAACGTGTTTGTAGACCCTATCGGCGCGGTCTGCCGCCTGTTCTTCGGGCTGGCAGACACGGTGCTGGGCATTCTGCAAGCCCTTGCATCCGCAATCGATGCTATTTTCGGCTCCAACCTTGCGGGCGCGGTGCAGGGCTGGCGCGACAGCCTGGGCGGCTGGGTAGATGACACGTTCGGACAGGGCGAGGAGGTCATGGCAAAACTGAACGCCGACGACCTCAAACTGGATCGCTTTGAATACGGCGCCGCCTGGGATTTAGGCTATAACGCCGGCGCCGGTTTGGAGGCAAGTATTGGCGATATGTTCAGTTTTGACCCGTCCAGCCTGACCACGGGCTTTGATCCCAACTCCGTGGATATGAGTGGCTATCAGCCCGCGCTGGACGGCATCAACGACAACACCGGCAGTACGGCGGCGTCCCTGAAAAACATGAGCGAGGACGTGGCGTATATGCGGGACGTTGCAGAACGCGAGGCGATTAACCGCTTTACGACCGCAGAACTGCACATTGACATGACGGGAATGAATAACCGTTTTGAAAACGACATGGACGTGGACGGCGTGATCGACCGCTTTGTTACCGGCGTGACCGAGGCACTGGACGTTGCCGGAGAGGGGGTGCATCCATAAATGGCGTATACCATGTACTTGAACGGGGTGCAGATGCCCGTCACCCCCAGCAAGCTGACTGTTAAAATCAAAGGGCAAAACAAAACGCTGAACCTGGTAAATGACGGGGAGATCAACTTTCTGCGATCCCCCGGCCTTACGGAAATTACGGTTGAGGTGCTGCTGCCCATGCTGCAAGCCTACCACTTTGCAAGCTACCCCAGCGGCTACCAGCCGCCCGACTATTACCTGTCTGCCTTTGAACGCATGATCGCGGGGAAAACGCCGGGGCAGTTTATCCTGTCCCGGTACGCCCCTGCGGGCGGCAGGCTGTACGACACCAATCTGCGGGTAAGCCTGGAAAGCTACAACATTGTGGAGGACGCCAGCAATGGCCCGGACGTTACCGTGTCGCTGACCCTCAAGCAGTATAAGGCGTTCGGCACGAAAACGGTTAAGCTGGTGGAGCCTACGGTTGCCGTGGTGGAAAAGCCGCGCGAAACGGACAACGCGCCGAAAAAGGAAAACAAGGCGAAAACCTACACCGTGAAAAGCGGCGATTGCCTCTGGAACATTGCCAAAAAGTACTACGGCAACGGGGCGAAATACACGCAGATTTTTAACGCGAACAAAGACAAGATCAGCAACCCCAACCTGATCTATCCGGGGCAGGTGTTGACGATACCATGAAAATTGACCTTTTGATCCAGCACGGCAACACCCTGCAATATCCCGCCGTATCGGAGGGTATCGAGTGGCAGCTGGAACGGCAGGGATCACCCGGCAAGCTGACGTTTACGGTGGTGAAAGACGAAACGCTGAACTTTGCCGAGGGCGATCCCGTCAAGCTGACCGTGGACGGCACCGATGTGTTTTACGGCTTTGTGTTCACCAAAAAGCGCACCAAAGAACAGACCATTGACGTAACCGCCTATGATCAGCTCCGCTACCTGAAAAACAAGGACACTTACGTGTACGAAAACAAGACCGCCACGGAAGTGATCCAGATGATCGCGGCAGACTTCAAGCTGAACACCGGGACGCTGGAGGACACGGGGTATAAGATCGGCTCCCGCACCGAGGACGACACCACCCTGTTTGACATTATCCAGAATGCGCTGGACGAAACGCTGACCGCGAAAAAACAGCTTTACGTGCTGTACGACGACGTGGGCAAACTGACCCTGCGCAACATTGAAAGCATGAAACTGGATTTTCTGCTGGACAGCGAGGTGCTGGAAAACTACGACTACAAAAGCACCATTGACGACAGCACCTATAACCAGATCAAGGTGGTGCATGAGGACAGCGACGCCGGCAAGCGCAGCATTTACATTGCCAAAGACAGCAGCCACATCAACGAATGGGGCGTTTTGCAGCTCACGGAAAGCGTGGAGGAAAAGACCAACGCGCAGGCAAAGGCTGACGGGCTTTTAGCATTATATAACACCAAAACCCGAACGTTGACCGCATCCAACGTGCTGGGAGACGTCCGGGTGCGGGCAGGCAGCTCCATTGTGGTTATGCTGAACCTGGGGGACATTGTGGTGCAAAACTACATGGTTGTGGAAAGCGTCCGGCACACGTTCAACGAACAACAGCACCTTATGGAATTAAAATTGAGGGGAGGTACGTTTATTGTCTAAAGAAACTGAAATGATTAACGCGATCAAGCGCGCGGCAACTGACGCGGTGAACGCAGGCAAGCCCTTTGCCCTGACGCGCGGGCAGGTCACAAAGACCTCCCCGCTGACCATTCAGGTTGACCAAAAGCTGATCCTCGGCCCCACGCAGCTGCTTTTGACCAACGCCGTGCGGGACTATTCCGTGGACATGACCGTGGATCACCTGACGGAAAACACGAGCGGCGGCGCAGGCGATGCGGCGTTTGCCGCCCACAACCACGCTTACAAAGGGCGCAAGACGTTCCGAGTACACCTGGGGCTGAAAGCGGGCGAATGGGTAATTTTGCTGCGCATTCAGGGCGGGCAGCAGTACCTCGTGCTTGACAGAGTGGAGGCGCCGTAATGATACCACAGACAAACAGCGACATTGACCTGATCGCTTTTACAGAACAGGAATACCCCAGCTACACGTTTAAGCTGGATATGGAACAGGGGCGCATCAGCGGGTACACCGACCAGCAGGAGGCAATGAAACAGGCCATTTATTTGATCCTGTTCACTGAACGCTACACCTACCCCATTTATTCGTGGAATTACGGGGTTGAGCTTGCCGACCTGTTCGGCACACCCACCACCTACGCCCTGCCCGAAATCAAGCGGCGCATTACTGAGGCGCTGCTTATGGACGACCGCATAGAAAGCGTGGATAACTGGCAGTTTTCCGTAAACCGCCAGAAAGTCCACGCTACTTTTACGGCGTATACCGTCTTTGGCGAGGTTGACGCAGAAATGGAGGTGAATATCTGATGCCAACATACCCGTATGAAAACGAAACCTACGAGGAAATTATGAGCCGCATTCTGGCACGTGTGCCGGACAACCTGGACAAGCGCGAGGGATCGATGATCTGGAACGCCACCGGGCCGGCAAGCGTAGAAATGGCTATTTTGTACACAGCACTGGACTTTATCCTACAAGCCACCTTTGCGGACACCGCCCCGCGCGATTACCTGATCCTGCGGGCGGCAGAGCGCGGCTTGTCACCGAAACCCGCCACCTATGCGGTGCTGCGGGCTGATTTTAACCAGTCCGTGCCAATCGGCACCCGGTTTTCCCTGGATACCCTCAACTATGTGGTAACAGAGCGCATGACGGACGCGGACACGCCCACAACGGTTGCGTTCCGCGTCCAGTGCGAAACCGTAGGGACGGCGGGCAATACAAAGTTTGGCACCCTGATCCCCATCGAATATGTGGACGGGCTGACCTATGCGGAACTGGTGGAACTGCTGATCCCCGGCGCGGAGGAAGAAGAAACCGAGGCATTCCGGCAGCGGTACATCGACAGCCTGACCTCGCAGGCGTTCGGCGGCAATCAGGCAGACTACAAGGAAAAGGTGCTTGCCCTGCCGGGGGTGGGCGCGGTCAAAGTATTTGCCGTGTGGAACGGCGGCATTGAACCCTCCAGCATGATCCCCTCCGCTGCGGTCACAGAATGGTATAACGGCGTGATCGGCGGGCTTTCCACGGAGGTTGCCGCATGGCTTACAGCGGTGTATACCGCCGCCCTAAACGTCATGCTGACCGTGGGCGGCACGGTGCGGCTGGTCATTATGGACAGCGCCCACGCCGTCCCGGACGAGGTGCTGATTGCAGACGTACAGGAGGCAATCGACCCTCCCGGTATGCGGGGGGACGGGCTGGGGATTGCGCCCATCGGTCACGTTGTCAGCGTGGCGGGCGTGGAAAGCCAGACCATAAATATTGCCCTCACGCTGGAATATCAAAGCGGCTGGGACTGGGACGGCGTAAAGTCCTATGTAGAAAACGCCGTTGACGCCTGTTTTCAAGAGCTTGCCGAGGACTGGCAGAGCAGCACAGGGCTGGTTGTCCGCATTGCCCAGATCGAAACCCGCGTACTGACCTGCCCCGGCATTGTGGACGTGCAGGACACGCTGCTGAACGGGCAGACGGAAAACATCACGTTGGACGAGGTGCATATCCCGGTAAGGGGTGAGATCAGTGGATAGACAGATCATTGATTACCTGCCCTACGTGCTGCGGGATGTGGTGGAATACCGGCAGCTTATGGAGGCTGAACAACCCGAACTTGCCGCCTTATGGGCGGCGCAGGACAAAGTGCTTGCAGATCAATACATCGTCACAGCGACCGAATACGGCATAAGCCGCTGGGAGGCGATACTGGGCATTTACCCAAAGGACACGGACGGGCTGGAAATGCGCCGCGCCCGTATTCTTTCCATGTTGCAGCTGAAACTGCCCTACACCAAACGCTGGCTTGCAAACTGGCTCAACGACCTTTGCGGCGCCGGCAACTACGACCTTGCGATCACGGCGTACTCAATCGTTATTGATCTGGGCTACGACCTGATCCCGGAGGCTGAAAAGCTGGCGGGCGATATTTACACCATGCTGGCGGCTGTGCGCCCCGCAAACATGGTGCTGGAGCTTAACGGTATGCGGAATATAAGCGGCGCGGCGAACGTTGCCGCGATTACCGAGTGCGCACTGGACATGGAAGTATGGCCGGCGCAGGCTGAACTGGACAGCAGCGGCGGCGTACAGATAACCGGCTATACGGAGTATGTGTACACAGCGGACGCATACCCGGTTGCTTAAAGGAGGATATGCAAAAATGGCTGAACAACTTTACTGCACCGTTGTAACGGACGTGGGATCGGCAAAGATTGCGCAGGCAATCCAAAGTGGCGATCCCTACATGATTGTAAACGCCGCCGTTGGCGATGGCGGCGGCGCGTACTATATGCCCACCCCTGCCCAGACGGAACTGCGGCGCGAGGTTTGGCGTGGGCAGATTGCCGCCTGTGAAATCGACCAGAACTCTCCCAATATGCTGAACGTCAAGTTTATTATCCCGCCCGATGTGGGCGGCTGGACAGTGCGCGAGGCGTGTCTTTTGGATATTGACGGCGGGATGCTGGCGGTGTGCAACCTGCCGGACACCCAAAAGGCGGTTTACAGCGTAGGCACCACCGGCAAGCTCACCATCGTTATGCACATTGTGGTTACGGACGCGGGCGTTTTGCAGTTTGAGATCCACCCTGAACTGGAAAGCGTTTCCCGCGAGGAAATGGCGTCTGCCATTGCCCTGCACGACACAAGCCCCACCGCCCACTCCGACCTGCGGGCAGAAATCGACCTAACGATCCAGTCTGCTATTGCGAACTTTTATACAAAGGACGAAACGGACGATCTGGTAAGCGATGCTATCTATGCCCATGACACCGGCGCAGACGCGCACGGCGACGTGCGGGCCGGCGTTGCCGGACTGGACAGCCGCGTGTCCGCGCTGGAGGTCATTGTGGGCGGCGGCATTTCCACGAACCCCTTTAACGTTACGTTCCTGTCCCTGTCCGGCGTAACGGTCACAGGCGTATGGAACAAGACGCAAGGGAGGATTGAGTTTTAATGGCAAGTTTTCAGGCGATCCCAAAGGCAAAAGACTTGCTGGACTATACAATGGAACGCACTACCGCCAAAGAGGCGGCGGGCAGCACAAAGCCGCGTTTTCCCAAAAGCCAGTCATTTGGTTACTGCAAGGCTTTACGGGACGCGGCTTTGTCCATTCTGGAGCGCATACAGGCCGCAAACGATTACTACTTTGAAACCCAGTTTGAGGAACGGCTGATCGCGCTGGACGAGGTGCTGCAAAAATGCGGCCTTATGCTGCACCTGATCGACCTGTCCCTGAAACGGGGATATATCACAGGCGATCAGGCGCATTACTGGACGGAGATGGTTTTATCCGTCAAACGTCCTGTTTTTCTGTGGCGCAAGAATGACGGCAAC